AGGATAACCGCCAGTATCACGTCGAATTCCACCAGCAGCCGGGCCAGCCCGGTAAGGACGCGGCAAACGAGGTAATGACACGCCTGGGGGCGCCAGCGGCCAAGCTGGGTTCCGGGCTTTACGACACGGGCTTTTAAGCATGGCGAGCGATAGCGGAAACATGCCCAGCATGATGGTGCTGGGCGATTACCAGTTTTCTATCAACACCCTGGTTTTCCAGGAGTGGGCGCGAACGACAGAATGGAAGTGGCCCGCGCAGGAACGCATGGGCCAGCTTGCGGCGAAGCAATTCACGGGGCGCGGCGAGGATTCGCTGGAACTGCCCGGCCTGATCTACCCGGATTACAAGGGCGACATTCAGAGCCTGGATGAACTGCGCGCCATGGCTAACGACGGGCTGCCGTACGACCTAACCGACAGCATGGGCTTTTATCAAGGCCGCTGGGTTATCGAGCGGCTGGACGAAAAGCAAAGCAGCCACAAGACGGACGGCAGCCCGCGCAAGGTGGAATTCACGCTGCGGCTGTCGATCTATGACGACGGCGAAGCGGCCGACGACGGCAGCAGCATCCTGGGCAGCGCCAGCAGCGTGGCGGCCGTCGCGACCAGCGCGACAAGCAGCACCACGGCCACCGCGCTGTCCGGTTTTTCGGGCATGGTAAAGACGGTGCAAAGCACGGCCGCCAGCACGCTGGGCAGCCTAAAAAGCGCAGCCCAGCAGGTACAAACCGCCGTCGCGCCCGTGCTGACAGAAGCGAACAGCGCTATTGGCGCGCTGAACCGTGGCATGGACGTGGTTAAAGACCTTCGGAACACCGCCCAGGACGTCGCGCAGCAGGTGCAGAGCATTGGCACCATCGGCGGCGCATTGAGCGGCGCCAAAACGATATTGGACAAAATCGACGCGCTGGGCATTCATGCCGCTTCGGCGGGGCGAGTAATCGACAATATCAGCGCCGTGGCAGGCACGCTGCCCGCTGCGGCCACAACCGCACTGGCGACAGCCGGGAAGGCCACCACGTCCGTTTCCACCCTGCTGGCGACGACGCAAAGCGCCGCCAATAGCCTGATAAAGAAAATCACATGACGGCGCAATACATCGCGCGTGATGGCGACACGCTGGATTTTATCGCCTGGAAACAGTACGGCTCTGTAACGCCGTCGATTCTGGCGGCCGTGCTGGCGGCTAATTACGGCCTGGCTGACCTTGGCCCGGTGCTGCCCGTTGGCACGCTGGTGGCGCTGCCCGTGATCGACGTAAAGACGGAAGCGGCGGCCACGGGCGAGGTTTCGCTATGGACATGAATCTGGCGCCCGCGTTTTCCATCAAGGCGAACGATACCGACATAACGGCAATCATCGTTGAACGGTTCGTGTCGCTGTCGCTGACGGATGAAACGGGCGACAACTCCGACAAGCTGGAAATCGTGCTGGCCGACCACGTGGACGCGAAGCGCATCAAAAAGCCACCGACCGGCGCGGAAATATCGCTGGCGCTGGGGTACGACGGCGTAATGACCGACAAGGGGATTTTTGTCTGCGATGGCGTGAAGCGTACCGGCTGGCCGCGCCAGCTTACTATCCTGGCGCACGCGGCGCCGTGGGATCAAACGCCGAAAGGGAAAGTCGATTTTCAGTCCCACAAATCGCGTTCGTGGAAGCTGGGAACGACCATTGGCGCGATGGTCGCAAAGATGGCGAAAGAGCATGGCATGACCGCGCTAGTGTCGCCCGCGCTTTCCAGTGTGGTGCTGCCGCACATCAACCAATCCGAAGAATCGGATATGAACCTGCTGCTGCGCCTGGCGAAGAAATACGACGCGATTGCAAAGCCAGCGGGCGGGAAGCTGATTTTCACGAAGCGCGGCGACGCCACCACCGTAAGCGGCACGGCGCTGCCCAGGGTCGCGGTAAGGGCCAGCAATTGCAGCGCGTTCCATTGGGAAGAATCCACGCGCGAATCCGCTGGCACCGTCGTGGCGTACTACCACGCGACGCGAGCCGCGAAGCGCCATGAAGTGACGGCCGGGACCGGCGAGCCGGTAAAGCGGCTAAAGCAGTATTTCGCCACGCCAGCAATGGCACTGGCTGCCGCGAAAGCCGAACTGGCGCGGCGTGCGCGGGGCGGCTTTAACTTCGAAGTGAACATACCGGGCGAGCCGAAGCTAACGGCCGAATCCATTCTGGACGTGTCGGAGTTTGGCGACGAAACGGACGGTGAATGGTTGGTGAAGCGCGTTCAACACGAAATGAGCAAGGACGCCTATCGGTGCGTGGTTTCGTGCGAGAAGCCCAACAGCGACGCCGACGTGGAAGCCGCGATGAACGGCGCCGAGTCGGACAGCGCCGAATAATCCAGAGGAACGAACCACCGCCAGCCATGGCGCGGCGCACTGCACATGATGCGCCGTATTTATCCAGATGAACGCAGGCCGCCCGCCTGCGCTTCGTTTCAGTCTTCCGCGCCTTCCACGTCCATTGCACCGTGCAGCGGGCAGGGCGGGCGGCCGACTTCCAGCCACTTTTTGGTGATTCGAACCGTGTAGCCGCATTCCGCGCAGCACGCCTTCAGAAGCCTGGCTGATTGCTTTTTGGGACCGGTGGAAATTTCGCCTTCCCCTTCGCCATCCAGGCCAGAACCTTCGCCGCCTTCGCCACGTTGCTTGCCGCGCGCATTGGTCCAGCGCAGGCTGGCGTGCGGGATCGTGCCTAGCTTGTCGATAAACGGCTGTGCCCATGCCTTGAACGCGTCGCCCGGCGTGGTGGCCGTAAGCGGGCGGTTCATGCCAAGCGCCAGCGCCGTGCGGGCAAACACGCCCTGGTGGCCGCATTCGAAGCCCACGGCCGCATGCGTCAGTTCGTGCGCAAGGTGGCACGCAATCACCATCGAATCCGCTTCGTCCGGGCGGATATGGATTTGAAAACGCTTGTCGGCGCTGGCGCTGGAATGCCAGCACTCTGCTGCTGCGCTGCCGTCTTTGCCGCTGGACGGGAAGCCCACGGACACATAGAACGGCGGCAGCGGGAAGCCCATTTCTTCAAAGCGCGGCGCCATGAGGTTCGCCATTTCGTTGAGCCATGTTTCGCGGTTCATGCTGAAGACCCTTTCTTTTGGTTATTCGTTTAAACGAAAAACGGATTCTATGCGTTTCCTTTTGTAAATGCAACAGGCAGAAAAAAGCCCGTGGATGGCGCCACGGGCTTATGTCTTTCAGTTATGCTTTTTGTCCGCGACTACGCTAAAAAGGTATATCGTCGTCCATTTCATCGAAGCCGCCGCCAGCCGGTTGTGCTGCCGGGCGCGCTGCCGTGGTCGTGCGCGGTTGTCGTGTTTCGCCACCCTGCGATCCGTCGCCATTGCGCGGGCTGCCGAGTAGGCCAAGTTCCGACACCTGGATTTCTGTGCTGTAACGGTCTGTGCCGTCCTGCGCCTGATACTTTCGCGTCTTGATTTTGCCGACGACGAAAATGTGGCTGCCTTTCTTTACGTACTCATTGGCGATTTCTGCGAGGCGTCCGAACACGCTGATGCGATGCCATTCGGTCGCTTCCTTCATTTCGCCGCTTTCCTTGTCCTTCCATTTTTCCGTGGTAGCCAGGCGGATATTAGCCACGGCATTGCCGTTGGGCAGATACCTTACTTCAGGGTCCGCGCCGACGTTGCCGATAAGTTCAACCTGGTTTCTGTGAAATGCCATGTTTGAAAGTCGCTTTCCGAAATGTATGAAGAAACGAAATCTTACGCGAAGGTGGACGGCTGCGCCACGGCGCGCGTAAGCATCATGAAACCCAGGCGCAGGCTGCGGGCGCCTTCCTCTTCCCAGCCCATTGCTTCGACGGCGACAGCTTGCAAGTCTTCGTCGCCTTTGGCCTGGTTGAACTGCTGTGCAGTACGCCGCTGCACTTCCTCAACCAGTTTTTTCGTGTCTTCCCCGTGCGCCTTGATGCGGTTCATCAAGTCGATAGCGGACTCGTCAAGGGCGCGCTGGCCCGCGATAAGCTTTTGCTGGTCTTCCATGTCTTGTGGTTCCTTATTGCTTGGTCGGCGCGAATTAAATAAGCATTTCGCGCGGATGATTATCGGTGATACCTTTCAAATTCTCTAGCGCAATCAGGGCCGCAAAACAGCCTTAATTCGTCGCCTTCGAACGGTTCGGCGCACCGTGGGTTTTTGCAGCAGCCTTCAGCGACAACGCGCGGCGCTGCATCCGCGCGTGCCCGTTGGACCTGGAGCGATTGCGCCAGGTCTAATTCGATTCTGTGCTGGGCTTGGTCCAGTACGTCGGAGAACACTTCAGCCATGGTTAAGCGGGCGCCCGTTCCATCGCGATAACCGCGCCAGCCAGGTAATTGATGGCGCCCAGCAGTTCGCGGATGGCCGCACCTTGTGGCAGGCGCTGGGATTCTTCGGATTTCTTGAACGCCTGGGCCAGCAG